TAAAATTCTCCAAAGCATATAAGCTGAAGTACGACCACCGCTAAAACTAATTACTGTAGGTTCAATGATCTTAAAAGGATCATTCATAAACACAAATTTGGTTTAGGCAACAATTCAGGCCAAATAAGATGCCAAGTAGTCGGAAATAAGTCTTGGCGGGTAACTAGACCAGCGCTGACTTTCTCTAATCTAGCGCCTAAAACAACCAATTGTCCTGCTGGAATACCGTTGTTTTTCCATTGGGCTACAGCCGCAGGGCTAGTACCGACCATTCTAGATACTTGGTTAGTTCCCCCAAGCAGATCAATTAAATTAGAGTCGGTGATTTTGAGCTTCATAAGCCATCTTAACTTGTATGTGGTTATTTTGCAATAGTTCTTGCAAAGTAGTTAATTTTACTTTACTATGGTTTTACCGAATACTTGGTGAAAAGGGGAAACAAATGGATGAAATGGCAGAAGTAATGAATGAGTTTGAAGAAAGACTTGAGGAAGCGCTTGAGAACATCGAGCATGATTATGCAACTCCTGAAGATATAGCTGTAATTCGTGCAGCTTGTGGAAAACCAAAGGAGAAAAAATGATTATTAGCGAAAAAAATACAGGAAACAAAGATTTTAGAATACCCGATTCTGGTAATTATCTTGGTCGGCTGTTTTCAATCATTGATTTAGGCACTCATACTACGGAGTTTGAAGGCGTTGTTAACCAGCAACATAAGATCATGGTTACTTTTGAGCTACATGGAGAAGATTCCAATGGGCCATTATTAATCGATGGCAAGCCTTTAGTTGTAAACAAGCGATATACCCTAAGTCTGCATGAAAAAAGCACTTTACGGGGCGATCTAGAGGCTTGGCGTGGCAAGAAACTGGCTGCTGAAGAACTTAAATCGTTTGATCTGGCAAAGCTGTTAGATAAATGGGCTATGGTCAATCTTATTCATAACGAATACAAGGGCAAGACCTATTCTAATATTTCTGGGCTTAGTCAGATACCTAGTCAGCTCAAAGAATTCCCAACAGGGGTAAACCCTTGCGTTATGTTTGATTTAAACAAATATAACCAAAAGGAGTTTTCAGAGCTTTGGCCTTGGGTACAAGATTTAATTAAAAAAAGTGCAGAAATGCAGAATTCTAAGCCTGTTAATGTAATTGAAGACGATGAAGTGCCCTTTTAGAATGGTATATAATAGAGATACCTTTTTAAAGGATGTCTATGAAAACTTGCAGAGAATGTGAAATTAAGAAACCTATGACCGAATACTACGAACATAAAGGAATGACAGATGGGCATTTAAACAAATGCAAATCTTGTGTTCGGTCTAGGGTTTTAAGTAATACAAAAGAAAATGCTGACTATTACAAAAAATACGATAAACAAAGAGATATGTTGCCACATCGTGTTCAAGCAAGAAAAGCATATGCACAAACCGATCAAGGTAAGTTAGCAGCAAAGAAAGCACGACAAAAGTATGTAGAAACTTATCCTATTCGTAGGGCAGCTCATATTATTTTTAACAATGCTTTAAGAGATGGAAAGGTTGAAAAATTGCCTTGTTTAATTTGCGGTGGCGAGTCACAAGCCCATCACCCTGATTATTCAAGACCTTTGGATGTTGTTTGGTTATGCGTAAAACATCATAAACAAGCGCATCAAATTTTTTAAAGTAAAACTATGGACAATCAAATTAAAGACATTATCGAAGTTAAATATACTGAAAAGACTTATCAAGAACGAGGCTATGACGAGCTTGTACCCATGATCAGTTTTGCACCAGAAGATTTAGCTAGTGTCATTAAGGGGATTGTTCATGTTTGTGCAGATATGGTGGATGATCCACTCAACAGGGAAGAAATCCTAAAATTAGTAAACTAACGGGGGCGTTATGAAAATAGTAGCAGAATCAGGCCATTGGTATACAACGGCTGGAAAACCAGCTTACCAAATAGAAGGCAAAACAGGGCTAAGAAACACGACCTTGCGAGATGCCAAAAAACTCAATTTATTGCCAAGTGTTACGACAGTCATTAATTGCGCTGCCAAGCCAGGCTTAGACATTTGGAAACAACAACAGGTCTTACTAGCAGCTTTGACTTTACCTAGAGATGAGGGAGAATCTGACGAATCTTACTGTGATCGAGTAATGACCGATTCTAAGGCTCAAGGCAAAGATGCCATGAACCGAGGCACTCATATGCACGGCATCCTAGAATTGTTCTTTGAGGGCGTTTTGTTAGAGGATGTACCTACCTATTGCCGATCAGCAGAAAACGCTCTAACGGCTTATTTTGGGGCTAAGAAATGGGTTTCTGAGAAGGCTTTTGCTAATGTGAAGTTTGGCTATGGCGGTAAAGTTGATTTATATACCAGATCAGACGATTTAATAAACTTTCCAGGCGCTGTCATAGACTTTAAAACGACTGAAAAAGACTTAGACGATGTAGCGCCATTCTTTGAACATTTCATGCAGCTTGCCGCTTACCGAGAGGGCCTAGGTATGCCAGATGCTAGTTGTGGCGTGATCTATGTAAATAGTGAGGAAGCTCGGTTATTTGATATTACCCAAGAAAATCTGACAATCGGCTGGGAGTGCTTTTGTCACCTATTACATTTTTATCGTATAAAATCCAAACTATAGGGGTAGGTAATGGTCACACCCCCGACCAACCATTTTGAGGTTTATCAGGTTAACCCTCGAATCCTTCAAATTACCTACCCCTACCCCATTGTTGTATTTTTGCATTAGGGTAAATCCCTACTTGCATAGTTAAGAAATCTTAACTATATTAGACCTACTCAATACAGAGTGATAACGGGGAGAAACAAATGAGAGATGATGTTAGCGAATTAGAAGCCTTCCAAAAACAAGTTGACGATTTAATGTCAACACCAGGCTACGATGCCAGCGATGCTTTTCGTATGGGCGAGGCAATTCAACAAGCCAGCGATGAAGATCAAGAAACTATTCGTGATTATGTAGAGCAAAAAGATTGGGCTAAACTAGGGCTTAAACTTTATACGATGAGCTTTGAATACATGGAAAGTTTTGCAGAACATGAAGTGAGAGAGTCTATATGAAAGAGATTATGTTAGGCGGCATTATGGGATTACTTCTTACACTAATCATCTTTACAACTTTTTATCTAAGGTGGGGGCATTTCTGATGAAAGAATATCAAATAAAAGTAACCGTCAGAAATAATTTATTGTTAGCTGCCATTGAAAATGCGGGTTATAAATCTCAATCAGATTTTGCAAAAGAAATTGGTGAATCGCCATCTTCAATAAATTCATTGTTTGCTATGCGTACTTGTCCTATTAATGAACACGGTGAATTTAGTCCAGTATCAAATAAGATAATGGAAGCATTGGGCGCTTGTCCTACAGATTTATGGACATCAGAACAATTAACAATGAGATTAAAAAACAATACCGCTTTTAAAGAAATTAACAGACAAGAGCTTATTGCTATATTAGGCAAAAATGATCCAGATTTAATTGAGTTTGAAAGCGTTGAAGATGAGTTTTCTTTTACAGAGCAAAAAGAAAAAATCATGGAAATGATAAATACTTTAGAACCAAAAGAAAAAAAAATAATGATTTTAAGATTTGGTTTAGATGGTACAGACCCTCATACATTAGATGAACTTGCAAAAATAATTGGGGTTACTATAGAAAGAATTAGGCAAATTGAAGCAAAGGCTTTACGCAAAATGCGTCACCCAAGTAGGCGTAATATTTTAATTAAAACGGATAATTACGATTCTGCTCAAATTCATAATAGTGAAAAAGATATTGTAAATATTAAAAAAAACTTAATCAGCGCTAAAAGAACAATAAAAGAAGGAGTTTTAATATGAAAGCCAGAAATAAGTGAAAGACGGGCCTTTCCAAATAATTAAGAGCGCCTGGATTTCACTTCCAGCGCCTTTTAATGAGGCCAAGCAACTTAGAACTAAACGCAAAGTTATACAAAAATATAACCCTTTTCTGTATGCGTTTGGATACACATTAGAACCACCAAAGGAATATTTATGCAATCCAGAATCTTAGACATAAACCACCCATATATACCAGCAGCAAAAACCAATGTAATTGATACTTTAAAACGGTTTGGATTTGAGCCACCTAGCGAAGATTTAAGGTATCAAGAGAAATGGAGAACCTACCGTAACTCTTTTGCCAACAATGAAATACAAGAAGTTTAATCAAGAGTTACACGACATCTGCGATCCACCGGCAAGAGAAGCAGTAACTAGGTGGATTGAGATGAAGTGGGGTTTACAGGCTACGCCCCATCCCGATAAATATGCAGTTGATTTAGTCGTTCATCGATCAGAGAAAGCAGTAGGATATGTTGAGGTAGAAGTTCGTCAGCCAAACTTGCATCAGTATGAAACCATCCATGTAGCCCAACGCAAAGAGAAATTATTTCAGGCAAATCTGCCAACGCTATTTTTCGTATTAACTGGGGACTTAACTCATGCTTTTTGGACAAAAACAGAGTTTGTTTTGGCAGCCCCGTTAATTGAGGTAAAGAATACTGAGGTATCGGATGGGGAATATTTTTTTGATGTTCCACGCAAACTCTTTAAGTATGTTGACCTTACTCAGTCGTTCTAGTTACTTGATCGTATTGAAGATAGCAGGCTTGGAGGGCTGTACGGATGATGTCGGCTCTGGCAGCTTCCCTGATAAGAAAGATTGCATCCTCGGAGTAAAGGGTTGCCCCAGTTCCACTTTGTCCATTTGTGGGTAGCGTTGCGGGTCTACTTTTACGCTTCCGCAGCTCGTCAATAGCATCAAACAACTTGGAATTAATAGTAGCAATTTGTTCATCTTTATTTCTCCTAATAGCATCTACATGGATTTGATTCTCGGTTTCTTTCTTTTGGATTGCTTGTTGCTGGGCCAAGTGTTCTCTGGTAATTTGACCATTTAAACGCCAGCCATTTGTAGCCCAACCTGCGCCAAAACTGATAGCTACAGCAGCCACCATAGCAATAATCTGTAAGTTAAGACCGCCTAAGAACCCAAACATAAGTGATATTCCTCTGTTCTGCGTTTAGTTAAGCCAGCCAGCTTTTGACCTTTGAAACGATCCCATTGTAGTATTTCAGCACAAGCATCTTCGTATCTGCCAACGTTAAGCCGTTTAACGAGAGTGCTATTACAAAAAGCAAAGCTACCAATATTATAAGAAAGAGAAATGTAAGCATCGTATTCACCTTGGGTTAGTGGAACTTTAACGCATTGTTTTAATGCGCCTTCAAATTGATTAATGTCAGTTAATGCTCTTTTTAAGGCATTTTGAGGAGTTGTCCTATCCCCTAATTTTACGCCTTTTGTCGTGCCAAAGCCAATTGTAGGGGAATCGCCCTTAACTGGGATGTATGCGGTGCTGTTATAGCCTTCATTCATTACAATGGCTACTAGCCCCATACCCGACAAAGATAATGCCGCTAAAGCCATGCGATTCATTATTTATCGGCTTTTTGATCTAACTTGTCTAAAATTCTTTGCAGGCTTGCTTCTAATTTATTAAATTGAGCATCAATATCGACTCTACGCACATAATTAGTAGGTAAATCGACCTCAATATTTTTAATATCTTCTTTGAGGTCTTGTACCGAATCCCATAATTGACGGGCAAACCATCCAATTGTAGCCATAACTGCTGTGCCAATTAAATTAAATAATAATTGCCAATCCATGATCTATCCTATGCTGTATACGAACCATTAGCTAAAAATTGCAATACAGTATTTGATCCATTAGTTGAAACAATTACTGAGCTGCCTGTGTAAACTCCAGTATAAAAAGATGTTGGGACTAAAATAATTACAATACCTGATCCGCCATCGTTTGATCCAAGGTTTCTGTTATAGGCCCAACCACCACCGCCTGAACCTGAATTTGCTAAACCTGCTGTAGATGCGGTATCGCCTGTTGTTGGAGAACCTTTACCGCCATTGCCTCCGCCAGTAGAACCTGTGCCGTAACCATAATATCCGCCAGCACCTGCGCCACCACCAAAGTAAAGTGTTGAGCCTGTAATCGTAGTAGAAACGCCAGCGCCACCGTTACCGCCAATACCAACATCGCTGCCGCTATCATATCCGCCACCGCCTGCTCCAGTAGCGCCTCCGCCTCCGCCACCACCAAAATTACCAGTGCCGCCAGCAGAACCGCCAGATATTCCGTTGCCCGATGTTCCGCCCTGACCTGGACTACTACCGCCATTACCACCAACAGCAGTAATTGTGCCTAATGAGCTTGATGCACCTGTGCCACCTTGTCCAGCACCGGCACCAACAACCATGTTATAAGTATCACCAACATTTAAGTTTGTGCTGCTATACAAGTATTGTCCTGCACCACCTCCACCTCCACCGCCTCCGCTTCCACTACCACCGCCTCCACCGCCACCAATCATAAAGTAGGTAGCCGAATACACACCGTATGTAACGGCTGCAGTTGAATTAGAATTAGCTGTAGAGCTACCAAACGCATTAATAGCGGTTACACGACAATTAATGGTATACCCTAAGTCAGCATTTTGAACTACATAAGTGCTAGATGTAGCGCCACCAATATTAGTTGAATTATTGCGCTGCCATTGATAGGTATAGCTAGTTGGGCTATTAATCCAAGTACCATTAGTAACGCTTAATGTTCTAGTAGTTTTTGGAACTCCGCTTACAACAGGCGCAACTGTATTTGTAGGACTATTTGAGCCGTTACATAAGCCAAATACATTGGCAGAAGCAGAGCCAACTTTAGAAATAATTGGCATTATGCAAACTTACTCTGTGAACCAATAACCGTATAAGTAGCAGATGCTGTTTTAATTACTGCAAAGCAATAAATATCCAAAGAACTAGCGTTTCCTGCTGATGGGGCAGAACCATTTTGCCATTTAGGGGTAACAGTTGTTCCGTCAATTTGTATCACATTAGGATAATAAGCTGTTGAGCCGTTAGTAACCATTAAAGTTACCGTTACGGTATCACCAACGCTTAAAGCGGTATTCATAGAAGTGCCGCTAGAAAACGCTAAATTAAGAGTAAAGTTAGTTGTAGTATTGCTTGTATAGTATTGAACCGCACCACTATTAACATAAAAAGCTGTAGTAGCCGTTGGCGCAGAAGCTACGATATTGGTAGTTTCAGCAATATTGGTTAAATTAATAGCTTTAGAAGCAGTCGTACCAACAAAAGTCTGGGTAGCCGTAAACGAGTTTGTAACATTAGTTACAGCGATGTTTGCACCAGCTAAAGTTGTAGCGCCTGTACCACCTTGACCTACGGTAAGAGCCGTAGTAAGTCCAGTTAAGCTAGTAATGTCTGAGTTAGCACCACTTTTAGCAGCAACTAGATTAGTACGGGAAGTTGTAGCATTAGCAACATCTGATAGATTGCTTGCTTTAGCTAAATAGGTTGTACCTACGCCAGAAACAGCAGTATCTACATAAGTCTTAGTAGCTAGAGCTTGTGCTGTAGTAGGGTCTGCTGCATTGGTAATTTGATTACCGCCAGCATTTAAGTTACCAGATAAAGTAGTTTGACCGTCTGAGGCTAAAGAACCTGTTAAAGCACTAGCCATATCGCTTAATGTGGTATTAGCCCATGCCGAGGTAATAGTAGTACCTGAAACTACAGGATTACCACTTGGTAATGAATAAGTACCTGATCCGTTGCGTGACATTATTTAACTCCTTCTTGCGCTGCTTTAATCATTAAAAGTTGTGCTAATTTTCTTTGCTCATCAGTCAAATTAGCTGATGGCATCTTAGAAGCTACTTGACCCATTTTATAAGCTGATTCACCCATTGCCCTAGGAAAGGTAAAAGGAATTGCAGCTAAAGTAGCTGGGTTTGAAAAAGCCGATAATCCAGCGCCTACATCCATACCTTGACCGACTATGCCTCTAGGAGTCCAAGAACTAAGTGCTTGACCTGCCAATGCTGGCATAAGATCACCACCGCCTTTTTCCATCAGTTTATTAGCTAATTCTTGACGATAACCAAAGTTGGTATTTACATTGTTTCTCATTAAAGACTGTAGTTTATTAAGTCCTGTAGCTACAGAAGCCTTGTTACCTAGACTTAATGATCGGCTAATTTCTTTAACTAAATCTTGGCCTTCTGAATAACCTTTCATTACTTTGTTATAAACAGGTGCTTGATTGGCTATTTCATTTTTAATTGAATGATAGACATTTTGAGCAATAGTTCTAGCTCTGCCAGATTCGTAAGGAATAGACTCTAAAATACTACCTACTTTTTGCTTTAAAGCATCCATGCCATCTGGGGTATGAAAATCTTTAGCAGGAAGATTCTTCCAATCATTAACAGTTTGACGAATAGTTTGTAAGGCTTCTTCAGCTTTAGTATTAATGGTTTGACCTTTAAAACGACCAATTTCTGCTGCATCAGTAATCGCTTTGTCTATCTCATTAAAATTAAGTATGCTTTTATCTTTAGATATATCCATCATGCCAAGACGGTATTCTTTAGAAAGGTCTTGTTTCATGTTAGATAACGCACCTTTGGCTTGATTTAATACATCTTCCATTGGGGCTTTACCACGCATATTAGCAATAAATGTTTCATTGCCAACTTTACCAGCTTGATATGCTTGTTTTAATGCTTCACCACCTGCGCCTGTGCTAATACCAGCACCTTTTTGCAGTATTGCGCCAGCTAATTGCTGACCTTTAGACAAAGCGGTTGGAACTGCACCAATAGTAGCGCCTATAGCAGCTTGTCCTAATTGGTTTTTATAATAATCTGTGCCAGTTTTACCTGTTTCTTCAGGGGTTAATAGTCCTTGAGCAGCACCAAATGAAGTACCTTGTAATAAAGGATTGGCTCTAGCAAAGCTAGGGATCATGCCAGCACCTTTAGCCATACCAACGCCAGGTAATACTGATCCACCAACTTGACCAGCTAAATAAGATGCTGGGTTTGCTTGATAAGGTTTAGCTTGTGCTGCATAACTTTGTGCGGCTTGACCACCAATATTACCACCGCTTAATAATTGAGCAGCGCCCAATACGGGATCAATAACAGCAGATTTAGTAGCGCCAGCCAAAGCGGACTCTAAAGGTCTAGGTTCGGCCTGAACATTAAGTTGACCACGATTCATGGGTCTACCCATTGCTGCACCGCCACCAGTTTCAGCAAATTGACCTGAAGATGCAGGCGTAGGCGTTTGAGATGCAGAATAACGAGCTAGCAAATCAGCTTGAGTTACATTATCTGGAACATTAGTAACAATAGTTCCATCTGGCATCTTTACATCCATTATCTTGCTCCTGTTGGCAGACTGTTAAAGTCTACAACTCTTGGTGTTTGACTAGTAGGCCCAGGGCTTACTTGCACATTTGGTTGACCAACAGACATTGGCGCAGGATTTTGAATTTTATTAGCTCCAGCAGGCCCAGATGCTATAGCCATAGCTCTAGCTGCTTCATTTCTAGCATTTTGTTTTTGATTTAATGTATCCCTATCATCTCCTATGACTGGCATCATATTTCGTAAATTTCTTTGAATTTCTGCCTCAGGAGTGTTTGCACCGCTTTTAAATCTTAAATAAGCTTCTGCAAATTGATCTTGAGCTTGTTTATATTGTCTAGCTTCAGGAGAAACAAGTAAATTTCCTGTTGTTCCACCAGCCATTGAAACAGATGTTTGATTTTTTAATGTAGCTGGATTAAATCCTTTATCTTCAATTTTCTTCATATTGTTTGAAGCATCTTGCATAGCTATTCCATAAGCAACAGCTTTTCCTTGGAATTCAGTTAATGGTTTTCCTTGTGACAATTCTTGTTCAATTTTTTGTTTTTCAAGTTGAAATTTTTGATTTTCAAGTCCTAAACGAGAACCTTCCATGCCAATTCTAGATGCTTCAAATTTTAATTTTTGTTCATCATTTTTAAGTTGAGCTTGTTGCATTGGAGTTAATTGATTTTTCCATTCTTTATAAGCTGGATTATTTTGCATCATTTGAAATTCGGCAACACTTTCTGGTGTTTTTGGCAAAATATTTGAAAGCAAAGGACTCATAAATTCTTTTCCTACGCCTGTTTCAGAATTAGCAGCCAAAGCAGCAGCAAGTTCTTTGTCACCAGATTTAACAGCTCCCATAATTTGATTAATTTCTTCTGTTTTTTTACCTCTTAATGCAGCAGCTAATTGAGTCTGTCTTTCATCAAGATTTTGATTCATATTAGTAGCTAATAAGGCACTAAGTAAAGGTTGCAACTGTTGAGTAGTAGCAGGTTTTACATATTGCCCTGAGATCATTTGGCCTTGTGGCGATTGAAACGCTTGTGAAGTCAATAGATCAGCAAGTTTGCGTTGGCGCTCAAGACCAACAATTTCAGGAGATTGAATTAATCCTGCTTGTTCTGTTAAGTAAGGGGAAGCCATAATTATCCTTGTCTTAGCGCTTGAGCTAATAAATTGGGTGTTTCTGTTAACGGTATTTGAGGTACATTTAATGCCGCAAAAGGATCGTAGCTTTGACGAGCGCCTTGAACGGGTTGTTCTTTACCAAACATAAATGGGTTTTGATTGCCTTTATATAACCCGCCAGGGGCTGATTGATATAAGCTAGGGTTTCTTAATGCTGTTGATAAAAATGGTGTTGTTGAAACTCTTGGTATTTTAGGTATTGGAAGTTTTATATTAGGAATTGTTCCAGTACCACCAGTTCCGTTTCCAGTACCATTGCCACCAGAACCGTTGCCGCCAGAGCCATTTCCACTGCCTGTACCACCAGTTCCTGTACCTGTACCCGTACCTGCACTTGTTCCCATACCATTAGTAAAATTATTAAATAAAGAACCTAAAGTAGACGCAGGATTAAAGCCAGAATAAGGATTTGTGCTGCTTGATGGTGCGTACCCTAATTCAAAATCAGTAGGGCCTGCTTGTGGTGTATACCCTAATTCTGAATAAGTTGGGCCAAATTGTTCTAATGAGGGATTACCAGCATTTACTAATGGAACATTAGCTCCAAGTCCAACATCGTTAAATCTTGCTGGAGCGCCTGTTATGGTTACATTAGGGCCAGCAGCAACTTGAGCATATGGCTGTCCTAATTCAGTAGGATTTGCAAAAGCATTTACAAATTGAGCGTTATACATATCAGAAGCAGAAGGAAGATTCCAAGTAAAATTTGAACCTAGATCAAGTCCGCCACTAGCTACATTACCTGCGCCACCTAAAGACCCTAAAGCACCACCACCTAAAGCGCCAGTTGCCCCACCCATTAATGCACCTTGTAAAGCATTGCCACCATTCAGTCCAGCACCAGCAGCACCTGTAACTGCACCAGATAAAGCACCAGCACCAATAGCTCCTAAACCAGCAGCAGCACCTAATCCACCTGTCATTACTCCCAAAGCACCTAAAGGAATAGCAGAGCCAATAGCGTTAGTTATCTTTGATAATCCGCTTTCTGAGGTAGGCGTGTATTTGCCATAACTTGCATTTAACCAACCGCCAGTCATATCACCTTGTCTAGGATCAATGATTAAATTTTGTATTCCTTTTTGTGCGGCAGTAGCAGCTTCTGTACTAGTTCTAATGCCTTCAACTAATGTATTGTAAGAATCTGGATTTTTAGCCAACTGAGTTGTGTATTGCAACATTTCTTGCTGTGTTGCAGGTCTACCTAAATACGCTTGAATAGCGTTATTAATAGGCTTTGAAAACGGGTTTTGTGCGTTTACATAAGGACTGGCTACAAAGTTAAATGGCTGTGAAGGATCAGGATTAGTTGATAACTGTGATGGCGCTGATTGATTAGGATTAAAAGCTGCGCCTTGAGCATTTTTGGCAAGTCCACCAAAACTAGGGCTTATATTTTGTTGAGTTTGTTGTTGTTGTTGTTGAATAAAATCAGGAGATAAAGGAATGGGTGTACCCATAGCATCCCCACCACCGCCTGCATATTGTGGAGCATAAGTAGAAATAAACTGGGCAGGGGCATCTCCACCACCACCAACCCATTGACCTGGTTCTTGAACATCATTGACCCATGTTCCAGAGTCACCATTCATTATCCAAGGCATAGTTACATCTCTGGGTTATACATTGCGATTGAAGGATCAATATAATTACTTGGCGCTGTGTAATTGTAATTTAGGTTACTTAGCCAATCACCTAATGATCCTATGCCTTTAATTGCTGAAGTCCCAAGATTTGCAAGACCACCACCACCTAATATAGCGCTTGCACCAAGTCCATATAAACCTGATTGCATATTAGCGGTTTGAGCATTTCTAGCGTTTTGAGCAGCAATAGCAGCAGCGTTAGAAGTAGCTTGTGCGCCTAGATAATCAGGGCCAGCTACAGCAGCTTGAGCAGCAGGGTTTACATATCCAGCTTGAGTTGCTTGGCTAAATGCGCCTAATTGCTGTAATGGGTTGTTATAAGTCTGTAATTGTTGGTTGTAGGCTTGTTGGTTAGCTTGTTGACCTACGCCAATACCGCCTATTTGGGCGCTAGTTAAGAGATCGTTCTGTTGCTGTCCAAGTACCCGTTTAGCATTGGTATAGGCTTCTGTGCCTGGCACAATGCCTTGGTTAGCCAATTGAGCATCCTTCATCTCAGTTTGGTGCTGAATCTGAGGCTGAAGTCTTTGCATAATGGCATCGCTATAAGTCTGACCAGGGTTAATACCCATGCTTGGCAGATTTGTAGGATTAAATGCGTTTTGTGTAGTTTGACCTACATTTTGAGCTAAGTTATTAAGCGATCCTTGAAACTGTGGGGCTAGGCTTTGATTGGCGCTCCAAATCGGGTTGCCATTAGCATCTGTGCCTGTTTGTTGGTATTGTAGATTCTGGTAAGGAGTAGCTTGATTAACTCGGTTAGCAGTTACAGCTTGTTGCGCTCCAGCCAAGTTACCTACGGCAGTTCTTTGTGCCGATTGTGCATACGGATCAGAAGAACTAGCTGTAGAAGCTAAGTTACCTGCGTTGCTGAATATTGAACTACCTGCACCCATTTTAAGCTCCCAATTTGACCCATTTACAATGTTTAGGTCGCATTTCTAAAATTACTAAATTCCCGTCATCGTGTGCATCGGGAATTGTTGCTATTTCTTGGAAACCAAGGTGTCGGCTCAATTTAAGAGATTTTAAATTACTCTCCGCAATTGTCGCAATTATAACCTTTAGTCCCAATTTATTAAAGGGGTAATCAAACGCCTCTAACAAAAATTCCCTATTCATCCAATGACTTTCGTTTCCTACTATGTGGATTTGACAGGATTTACCTGAAAAACCCCCATATAAAACTACTGCTTTTAATTCATCGTTTATAACATTTCCGATGCAATACTCATTATTAGAAAATCCAGCCCAAGTTCGTAGGTATTCTTGATTTTCGTGACAAATCAAAGAACCCCTCCAGACTCCATTACATAATCGGTTGAAGCCCAATGCAGTTCAATACCTTGCGATGCAACATTTAAGTTAATAGAAGCAGCAAATCCTACGCCTGTGACACCTTGCCAGTTCTTAGTTGTTATTAGACCCCCTGACCATAAAGAGGTATTCCATACCGCAGAATCCCAGCTTCCTGCGCTTTGACTGCCAGGATTAAAGGTAACTGCACCTAATTGACTTTGAGTATCAAAATCCACACTTAAACCAACTAAAACGCCAGGTATACCACCGCTTGATTGCAAAATTGGGCGAACCATTGTGTAGCGTTTTAA